ATACCTTGATCTGATACATTGCTGCCCTCCTGTTTCCATCAGGATAGCGCATCTGTCTAAATATGCGACCAACAATCAGCCCCGCCATTGAGCGGGGTTTTTCATTTGGAGTGCTCAGATGGCATCATGTGATCTCAGACTATCCATTGACACGAATGGATTGCATGAAGTGTTATCTTCGCTTTCCGATATTTCGGATCGATTTCCCGAATTTCGCGATGGCCTCCTCGGCCTTCTCAATTCCGGCGAAGAACTTTTCTCTATTGATGATGAAATCAGAACCGCACCCAGGACAGGTGACATTGTCGTTGGATTTAAGCCAGCCGATAGTCTGCTCGATCTGATTTCCACATTTAGGGCAAGTCACCCCGATTGTCTGGTTTTCAAACATGATAAGCCTCCCGCTGACAATTCAGCACAGTCAGAGCGCAAATTTCAATAGTCTTCATAGGGAGCGACACTCCTTTCACTAGCCCACCGGGCGGCTAGACCATGGCTTTCACTCGCGGGTGTAGAACTCAACACTGGTCGCTCCGGGGAGAAATCTCTGCATATAGCGGTGTGAAGTGGGCAGGCCCGGAAACGTTCATCAACCAAGGAGAAGATCATGCCGAGCAAGAGCGTAAACGTCGCAACTGTTGGTTACGACGTTAGGCCGTCTGAGAACGGTGGCTTCGTCGTGTTCCGTGGCGACAATGAAGAAAGCCCATACCGTGCCACCTCCGGCTTCTATGCATTCTCGAATAGTGCCGACCTGTTGGCATTCTTGCAGCAGCAGCACGGCGCGCTGACCGAATAGGAAGGCTAGCGATGCCCAAGCCCATCCAGTTCATGCAAGCCACATGGCAGGACATCGTAGGATCAAGGCATCTCCATCTCGCAGCAGTCATGCGCGGTAACATGGACATAGCCGATGAAATCCGAGACCAGATGCATGCAAGCCTAGACGCCTACCTGGATCACCAGACCGAGGCAGCAGTAGCAGCAGAGCTTAAGGCGAAGGGGTAGAGATGAACGCTTTCGAATTCATGTGGTTCAGCGTCGGTATCGCTGTGGGTTCCATCCTTGCCACCGTATCGTTTCGGCTGTTCATGATGACGCATTGCTGAGGGATAGAGACATGGCTGAAGAACATCAAATCAAGTTCCTCGGAAACCTTTCAAGGTTGGATGCTCGACCCGGTGACAAGTTCGTGTTGATGACCGAGGGCGATGTACCTCACGATATGGCTATGCGCATCACCGAGGAGTGGAAGCGCTTCATGGGGCCAGATGCTCCAAAGCTCATGATCCTGTCAGACGGTATCAAAATCGGTGTCGTGAATGGCTAAGATCAAAACCCTCAAGCCTCTCGTATCCACGATGAAGCCAAGGCTGGGATATGCCAAAGGGAATGAGAGAGAGCGGGACAGACTGCGGTATAAAGTCCAGCCATGGCGCAAACTGTATGCGACAACGGCATGGCGAGCGCTGCGGTGGAAAGTTCTGACCCGCGATTTATTCACCTGTCAGATGTGCGGTGTTTTGGAGAGTGACACGTCCAAGCTGGTTGGGGATCACAAGACCCCGCATCGTGGCGATAAGACACTGTTCTTCGATGAAGGCAACGTCTGGACGCTTTGCAAGACATGCCACGACACAGTGAAGCAACGTGAGGAGAAGCGCGGCTACGGCTTTGAGTAGAGGCGGCAGTATGCTAGAAATAGCGAACCGCCGAGATGCTACCAACATGCTCGACGGTTCTAACCAGTAACGATCATGGAAGGATCGCTATGGCTTCGACCTATCTAGTCGAGTGCGTTGTCTGTGGCAACACGGCAGAGACCAAGCAGCCCGCAAAATACTGTAGCCAAGAGTGCCGGAACAAACGGCCACGGCCAAATCGTAAGCACAGCAACAGCGGCAAGCACAGCTTCAAGGAAAAGACGTGTAAGGCGTGTTCGTCAGTCTTCATCGCAAGAGGAGATAATGACCGCATATTCTGCTCTGACGCCTGCAATGCAGACTGGCGCAGGATCACATCAAAGCCGCCGTCATTCCGCATACTCATGCGTAAGCCAGTTGTGAGGCCTGCTCCCTCACTGGAGTGTGTAAGCTGTGGCGGCGCGCGTACACCAAAGCCGTATGACCGCAAGATGTGCGACGAATGCAGAGAGGCTAATCGGCTCCAGACCAAGGAGCGAGCGAAGCAGGCATTCAAGGCATCAGGACGTAAGGCTGCCGAGCGCAAGGCAAGGAAGCTTCGCCTTCGTGGCGTGGCTATGGAGAGTGTCAATCCTCTCACGGTGCTGGAGCGTGACAAGTGGACCTGCCAGCTATGCGGAGTGAAGACACCGAAGAGGCTGCGCGGAACCTACGATGATCGAGCGCCAGAAGTGGACCACATCATTCCGATAGCGCAAGGCGGCGAGCATTCGTATCGCAATACACAATGCGCATGTCGAAAGTGCAACCTGATGAAGTCAGGCACGGCAATGGGGCAGATGAGGCTATTCGGATAGGCAGAACCCGCGAGGATCGAAAGGCATCGACCGAGGGTCCGTGAAACATCGACCGTGAAACATTCCGATCGGACGAGGTGTGACAAAAATGTCACCATCGAAGGGGTGTGACCGAAAAGCAACACCTCAAGGGGGGCGGGGGTCGAAGTCCAAGACCCCTTTGGCCTCCACTCCCGCGCCCCCCACACGCGCAGATTTTTTCCCGCTTAACAAAGGCTGTTAATCGATGGCGTTAACTGAACAGAAGCGCCGGTACGCCGAAGCGCGTATGTCAGGCGCGTCGAAAAAAGAGGCTGCAATAGCGGCTGGATGCCCAGAAAAGACGGCTTCACAGGCTGCTTCGAGATATGAGAAAGACCCGGATGTTTTAGCGGCAATAGGGCGCACACAGGTTGTAAAAGCGGCTGTTAAGCACGAACCACCGGCAGGCGAACCGAACCCGTACATACCGGCTCAGGCCAGTGATCCCCTCAAGTTCTTCGAGCAGATGATGAATGACCCGGTAGCGGACCCGAAATTGAGGCTTGACGCTGCGAAAGCGCTGGCAAGCTTCACGGTAGCAAAGCCGGGTGAAGGGGGGAAGAAAGAACAGCGTCAGGAAAAGGCAGAGAAGGCTATGAATAGTGGCCGGTTTGCGCCGCGCTCCCGCCCTAATCTGAAAGTCGTCTGATGGTTGAATGGACAACACGATGCCCAGATTGGGAAAAGCGGATTATCAATCGTCAATCGCTGATCCCTTTCGCCCCGCTATTCCCAGATGAGGCGGCTTACGCGCTGGAGAAGTTCAAGGCGCTTAGAGTGCCTGACCTACCAGGGAAGCCGACATTTGGCGAATGCTGCGAACAGTGGGTATTTGATTTTGTGGCTTCGATCTTTGGAGCGAATGACCCGGAAACAGGGCAGCAGAAGATTGCCGAATATCTTTTGCTCATTGCTAAAAAGAATACGAAATCGACCATTGCTGCCGGTATCATGTTGACGGCGCTGCTTATCGGATGGCGTGAGGAAGAAGAAATCCTCATTCTCGCCCCGACGCTTGAGGTGGCGAATAACAGCTTCAAGCCTGCTGCCGGTATGGTGCGGGCTGATGACGAGTTGGCTGATTTGCTGCATGTCCAAGAGCATACCCGCACGATTACGCATCGGGTGAATAGATCAGCGCTCAAGGTTGTCGCGGCTGAAACAGATACGGTCTCCGGTAAGAAATCGGGCCGCATCCTGATCGATGAGCTTTGGGTGTTTGGCAAAAAGCCGAAGTCAGACGCCATGTTGCGCGAAGCAATGGGCGGCATGGTATCGCGTCCAGAAGGTTTTGTGATCTATCTGACCACGCAGAGCGACGAACCTCCCGCTGGCGTTTTCAAGGCGAAGCTCGACTATGCCCGCGATGTGAGAGATGGCAAGATTGAGGACAACAAGTTTCTGCCGGTCCTGTATGAGTTCCCAAAGTCGATGATCGACAGCGGCGAATTTATGAAGTCGGAAAACTTCTACGTCACCAACCCAAATTTAGGTCTTTCGGTTTCATCTGACTGGATTGATCGAGAACTGACAAAGGAACTGGCAAGCGGTCCTGAAACGAGAAATGTGTTTCTTGCCAAGCATTTGAATGTGGAGATTGGCTCAAATCTGCGCGCAAATCGCTGGCCGGGTGCCGAGTTCTGGGCTGAGCGCACTGACAAGACGATAACCAGTCTCGACGCTCTTCTGGATCGGTGCGAGGTATGCGTTGTCGGCATCGACGGCGGCGGTCTGGACGACTTGTTCGGGATGACAATAGTCGGACGTGAGAAAGGCTCGTGGAACTGGCTCTCATGGTCACATGCATGGTGCCACACAAGCGTTCTTGAACGTCGGAAGTCCATTGCATCCCTGCTTCGTGATTTCCAGCGAGCAGGGGAATTGACGATTGTCGATGATGCGTTGGATGACATCTCGGACATAATTGGCAAGATCGATTACGTGAAAGAGCGGGGCTTGCTCGCTTCTGTGGCCGTGGACCCGGCGGGACTTGGCGACATGATCGAAGCTCTGGATGAAATCGGCGTATCGCAGGAAAACGGCAATCTGGAAGGCGTAGCGCAGGGATGGCGGATGATGACTGCAATCAAGTCGTCGGAACGCCGCCTTGTGAACGGTACGCTGAAACATGCGCCGTCATCATTGATGGACTGGTGTGTGGGAAATCTCAAGATTGAGCCAACGGCGACCGGGATCAAAGCAACCAAGCAAAACGCTGGTGATGCGAAGATTGACCCGGTGATGGCGCTATTCGACGCGGTGACGGTGATGAGCCGGAACCCGGAAGTGAAGCGCGAGAAAACCTATCAGATGATGTTCGTCTGATTTCACTGACAATTTGGAAGATGGAGGTCCGTCATGGAAATGACGCGGCGCGCTTACTCGTGCATCGAAGTCAAAGCGGTGAACGAAGAACGGCGCATCATTCGTGGTGTGGCGACCAGCCCGGCGGTTGATCGTGTGGGCGATATAGTTGACCCGATGGGCGTCAAGTTCCAGAACCCGCTCCCACTGCTCTGGCAGCACAAGCATGACAAGCCCATTGGCACGGTGAAGTTCGATGCACCGACCGAGAAGGGCATCAACTTCGAGGCAGAATTGCCGGTTGTGTCAGAAGCCGGAACGCTTCGGGATCGGATCGAAGAGGCATGGCAGAGCATCAAGCTTGGCTTGGTGCGCGCCGTGTCCATCGGCTTCCGTCCCATCGAATACAGTTTCATGGAGGAAGGCGGCATTCGCTTCATCGAAAGTGAAGTGTTTGAGCTTTCCGCCGTGACTATCCCGGCCAACGAACAGGCCGTGATTTCCAGCGTTGGCAAGAGCCTTGATGCTGATGCCATCGCCCACATCAAGAAATTCGAATTTCCGACCGAGGAAAAGCAGGCTCCTGCCCAGGTGGGCAAGAAGGTGCATGTAGCTCGCTTGGCGGCGGCGACCCATGAGCGGGTGCCATTCACCATCAACAAAATCAATCGTTAATGGAGGTAGCAATGGCTACTTACGCTGAACAGATCGCCGCCTACGAAAACAAGCGAGCGGCAAACCTCAAGGCCATGGAAGACATCATGTCCAAGTCGGCAGAAAAGGGCGAAACGCTCGATGCTGCACAGCAGGAAGAGTTCGACGGTCTTCAGGCAGACAATGACGCTATCGACAGCCACCTGAAGCGCCTGCGCACTTTGGAAAAGGCTGCGGCTGAAAAGGCGGTGCCTGTTGCCGGTGGCCGTGAAGGTGATGGAGCACAGGCTCGTGCCGGTGTGGTCGTTGTCCCTCGCGCTGAAAAGCTCGACAAGGGCATCGCATTCGCCCGTATCGCCAAGGTGAAGGCGCTCGCCAAGCTCGACGGTGAGAGCGTCCGCACGGTGGCAAAAGAGCTTTACGGCGAAACCTCGTCCGTTTTCGGCTTCTTTGCCAAGGCAGCCGTACCGGCGGCAACCACCACTCATGCAACCTGGGCCGGTCCCTTGGTTGGTGACGAAACGTCGGCATTCGCTGACTTCGTGGAATATCTTCGCCCCCAGACCATCCTTGGCCGCTTCGGTGCGAACGGCATTCCGTCGCTTCGCCGTGTGCCGTTCCGCGTCCCGCTGATCGGCCAGACTTCCGGCGGTGAGGGCTATTGGGTAGGTGAAGGCAAGGCCAAGCCACTGACCAAGTTTGACTTCGAGCGCAAGACGCTTGAGCCGCTCAAGGTCGCAAATATCGCTGTTGCCACGGAAGAGGTGCTCCGCGATAGCTCGCCTTCGGCTGAAGCGATCATCCGCGACCAGCTTGTTGCGGCTCTCCGCGCTCGTCTCGATACGGACTTCATCAACCCGGCCAAGGCTGCGGTTGCTGGTACGTCTCCGGCTTCGATCACGAATGGCGTTACCGCTATTCCTTCGGCTGGCGGCACGGCTGACGATGTTCGCTCCGATATCCAGAAGCTGTTCGGTGCCTTCATTGCTGCGAACAATGCTCCTACCTCCGGCGTCTGGATCATGTCGGCAACTGTGGCTCTGGCCCTGTCGCTGATGCAGAACCCGCTTGGTCAGGCTGAGTTCCCAGGTATCAGCATGAACGGCGGCACTCTGTTCGGCCTTCCGGTTATCGTTTCGGAATATGTTCCGGTCGTGACTGGTTCGACTGATCCGGCTGATGACGGCGCTTATGTCGTTCTCGTCAATGCTTCCGATATCTACTTCGCTGATGACGGCGATGTGGCTGTCGATCTGAGCCGTGAAGCATCGCTGGAAATGGCCGACAACCCGGCCCACAACTCCGGTACGCCGACCCCGGCACAGCTTGTTTCCATGTTCCAGACGAACAGCGTGGCCTTCCGCGCCGAACGTACCCTGAACTGGATGGCTCGCCGTGCGAATGCGGTTCAGGTGCTCTCCGCTGTCAAGTGGGGCCAGTAACCCAATAGGGTGGGGCGCATCACGCGCCCTGCCTACTCTTCCATGGAGATCACCATGAAGCACCTTTCCTATTTCGACAGAGCGATGAAATCCCCGGATCGCCGGTATCTGCGCATCTTCGAAAAGATGGGCTATCGGGAAGAACCTAAGCCAATCGAAGAGCCAGCGCCGAAGCCAAAGGCAAAGCGAAAGGCGGACAATCATCAGGACGATGACGAATGATCGGCTTCATCGGTGCAACAGAGTTCATTCAATTCATCGGTGATGGCGGCGGTGGGACAATCGACCCTGCGTTTCTCGTCACTGTGAACGGTGAAACTGTGACGAACAGCGGCGCACCGGTCACGTATGGAACGGACATAGACCCCGCCTTGCTGGTGCTGAACGATGGTTCTGTCGTCACGAATAGCGGTGCGATTGTTCTGAACGGAGCATAAGAAATGGCTGAATTATCTACGCTCGGATCGGTCATCAAGACCGCTTACGAAGGTGAGGCGAACACAAATGCCTACACCGATGCTGAAAAGACGAAGCTGGCAGGTGTCGCGGCTGGTGCTACTGCGCTGACAATCGGCACCACTGCGACAACGGCTAAGGCTGGGAATTATCAACCGACTTGGGCGCAGGTAACGGGCAAGCCGGTGGGTGTTGCTGTTCCAGATGCTGCCGAAGGCACGGAAGTTGCCACGATCAACGCACTCCTAGCCAGCCTTCGCACTGCCGGTTTTATCGCCACCTAAAAGGGGCCAACGATGAAGATTTTTGGCTGGGAAATTGGCCGCGCAAAGTCGCTTTCGCAGCCTACCGCAAACCGTGGCGGGTGGTTGCCTGTCATACGGGAGAGTTTCAGCGGCGCTTGGCAACAGAATGTCGAGATCAATCGCGATCTTGCTCTGACCTATTTTGCCGTGTTTTCGTGCATGACGCTGATTGCCAGCGACATTTCCAAGCTTCGCGTCAAGCTTATGCAGCGCGGGGAGGGCGGCATCTGGCAGGAAACATCCAACCCTGCATACGATCCGGTTCTGCGCAAGCCCAACTCGATCCAGACCCGCATTCAGTTCTTCGAGAACTGGCTGCTGTCGAAGCTGTCGAATGGCAATGCTTACGTTCTGAAGCGGCGCGACGGTCGTGGAGTGGTAACGGCGCTCTATGTGCTTGACCCGCAGCGTGTTCAGCCCTTGGTGTCCGAAAGCGGAGATGTTTTCTATCGTCTTTCAACCGACAATATCAGCGGCATTGAACAGGATGTGATCGTACCGGCGCGTGAGATTATTCACGACCGCTATAACTGTCTGTTTCACCCGCTCATTGGTCTTTCGCCACTTACGGCGGCTGGCCTTGCAGCGATGCAGGGTATCACCATCCAGAGCGACAGTGCGAACTTCTTTGCCAACAAGGGCGTTCCTTCCGGCATCCTGACTGCACCCGGCGAAATATCACAGCCGACAGCGGATCGTCTGAAGGAAGAATGGAATAAAAACTATTCCGGCAAGAATGCTGGCAAGGTCGCCGTTCTGGGCGACGGGCTTGACTTCAAGAACATGGCTTTCAGCGCCACCGATAGCCAGCTTATCGAGCAGTTGAAGTGGACCGCCGAAATGGTCTGCTCGACCTTCCACGTACCGCCTTACAAGATCGGTATTGGTCAGATGCCGACCTACAACAACATCCAGGCGCTGAACATCGAGTACTATTCTCAGGGCCTTCAGAAGCTCATCGAGGATGCTGAAATCTGCCTTGATGAAGGTCTTGGCATGAAAGACGGCATCGGCACGGAGTTCGATCTGGATGGCCTGTGGCGGATGGACAGCAAGACCCAGATGGAAGTTCTGGAACAGGCGAAAAGCGTTATGACGCTGGACGAACGCCGCAGACGCATTGATTTGCCGAAGATGAAGACCGGCGGCGATACCGTCTATCTCCAGCAGCAGGACCATTCTCTGGAAGCAATCGCAGCCCGCGACAAGCAACTGATCGAGCAAGCGGACAATCCTCCGCCGCCTGATGCATCCAACGGGCAAGAGATGAAGTCCATATCAGTCGAAACCGGCTTCTTTAGGAGACTAGCAAATGGATGAGTGGGAAAAGCGCGGTGAACGTATGGCTTCCGCTATGCTTGCCCATATCGATAAGTCTCTGAAGCCCATTCTGTCCCGCCTTGATGACTTGGAACAGCAACTTAAGAGCCTGCCGACACCGAAAGATGGCAAGGACGCAGACCCAGAAACGGTTGCCGACATCGTGAAAGGTCAGGTTCAATCCGATCTTGCCGAAATTCGGGCCACAATCGAGGCGTGGAGCGCTCCAGAGCCTGACCGTGAGGTTATACGCGGCATGGTCGAAACGGCTGTCAGTGAGGCGATTTCAGCCATACCAGTACCGAAGGATGGCAAAGACGGACGTGACGGCGTTGACGGTAAAGACGGCCTGCCTGGTGAGCGCGGTGAAAAAGGCGAATGCGGGGTTGGCGTTGCAGGTGCATTTATCGAACGCGACGGTAGTCTTGCAGTCACCCTGTCAAACGGTGAGGTGAAAAACCTTGGCCCTGTTTGTGGCAAGGATGGCGCTCCGGGGCAGGATGGCAAGGACGGCATCGGGTTCGATGATCTTGATCTTGTCGAGGAACCATCAGGCCTGTTCCTGAAATTCATCAAGGGCGATGCCGTCAAATCGTTCCCGCTGCCGGTAGTCATAGATCGCGGTGTATTCCGAGACGGACAGACCTATCACAAGGGCAGCGGCGTCACCTGGGGCGGTCGATACTGGATTGCGCAGGAAACCACGTCAGACAAGCCAGACGGCGGGAAAAGCTGGCGTCTCGCCGTTAACAAGGGCCGGGACGGCAAGGACGCGAAGAAGGCAGGTGAGTAATGGCCGATCTGGTTTCGCTCCAAGAGGTCAAGAATGGCCTTCGCATCGATACTGACGATGACGACGCACACCTGAACTTGCTGATTTCTGCCGCTTCAGGTCGCGTCAAAGCCTATCTGGATGTGCGGGCCGATGAAGTCATTGACGAGAACGGTGCGACCACTGATGCGCGTGTGAAAACCGCTGCGATCATGCTGGTTGGCTACTACTACCGCAATCCAGACCAAGACCCGGATAAGGATTTCTCGGTGGGTATGTTGCCGAAGCCGGTTTCGTCCATGCTGTACCAACTCCGCGACCCGATTGCGAGGTAGGCCATGGCAGACAACCGCTCCGCAGGGAGCCTTTATTACAAGGTGGCGCTGCTGAAACGCGAAGACGTTGACGACGGCATGGGCAACACGGTCGGCCAAGAATGGGTCGAGCAGTTCCAAACCCGCGCCGAGTTCATCCACCTTCGCGGGTCCGAAGCCGTCATGGCTGGCCGCCTTCAAGGCAAGCACACACAGGTCATCCGTGTCCGCAACTCGTCCAACACGCGCCTTATATCCACGGACTGGATGCTTCGGGATATTCGCACCGGAAAATCGTTCAATATCAGAGATATAGAGCACGAAGTTAACCGCCAGTTCATCGCGCTCACGTGCGAAAGCGGCGTAGCTACGGGGTGATGTCATGGTGGAGGGGCTTGATCGTCTTAAGCGCAAGTTGACCAAGACAATCCCGACCGCTGTTGTTGATGCTACCGTCAAGGCGATGGAGCAAGGTGCGGATGAAGTTGTCTCAATGATGCGGCGGCTTGTTCCGAAAGATACTGGCAAGCTTGCGGCTACAATTAATTGGACGTGGGGTGAAGCTCCTGAAGGGTCACTGACACTGGGACGGTCCAAAACCGCTGCAAACGGATTACGCATCACGATTTATGCCGGCGATATGTCAACGATGGTTGGTGAGCGAAGTCAGTTCCAGCTTGCAAGATTGCAGGAGTTCGGAACCCAGCACATGCAAGCCAACCCATACTTTTTCCCGTCATGGCGCGCATCGCGTAAGCGAGTGAAGGGACGGATAACGAGACAGATGCGAAAAGCAATCAAGGATGGCTCGAAGTGAATATCTCAGAAGAGCTTCAGCGGTATCTCTACGCTAAATTGCGCACGGTTCCAGAAGTAACAACCTTGGCTAGCGGACGTGTTTATGACCGTGTGCCAGAAGATAAGTCGTTCCCGTACATCAGTTTTGGACCGTCTGACATTGTTGACGATAGTGCGGAATGTATCGAGGCGGAAACTCATACCATCCAGCTCGACGCATGGTCGCGAGCCGTGGGTAAGGGTGAATGTAAGAACCTGGTTGACGGCATCAAGAAAGCGCTCCAGCGCGACACGCCTGAGCTTTCGGACAATGCAATCGTGGAAATGACCGTGCCGTTTACGAGGATCGTCACGGACCCTGACGGACTAACCACACACGGCATAATCCAGGTGGAAATAAGAGTGGAGATCGCGTGATGGCATGGGCAATCTTTAAGGTTGAGTGCAACTGGTCTCGTCCAAAAAGTCGGTTCTCGTTCAATGCGAAGGCGTCACCGGAACCACAAGAACGCCCGCAAGATTTCATTGATTTTTGCGTATCGAAGGGATGGGCAGAGCGCGTCCAAAGCCCTTCACGCGACCAGAAACGCGCCCTGAAGGGCCGTAACCGGGCGAAATAAGCCCATTCACCTGAAACCGGGCCTCAAGCCCTTTTAAGGCTGGCAATTGCTGGCCCGTTTTCGCATGGAGAAAGCACATGGCTACCAAGCCGACTACCGCCGCATTCCCTGATTTCATCCTTGAAGTCGAAACCGATACGCCGGGAACGTTTACCAAGATTTGCGGCATCACTCAGCGCGGCATCAATCGCCAGCACAACATGCAGACCACTGAAGTCCCGCAGGACTGCGACGACGAAAGCCTGCCGAGCGCGGTCGAACGCGCAATCCAGTCGTCTGAAGTGACGATTTCTGGGTCTGGCGTCTGGGCATCTCAGAGCCACGAAATGATGTTGGACTGGTGGTACCTGGGCCAGACCAAAAACATCCGTATCAAGCACGTGAAAGCGGCTGTTGGAGACACGGAATACGAAACCGGTCCAGCAATCCTCGTCAACCTCAACAATGCTGTTGAGAAGGGTCAGAAGGTCAACGCCGAGATTGAAATTCAGTTTGATGGTGTTCCTGAACGTACCGCTAAGGTCACTCCATAATGGCTAAAGCGTTGACGTGGGCAGGCGGGGAGCATGATTTCGAACTCCGCCTTGAACATCTTCGTGCGCTTCAGGACAAGTGTGATGCAGGGCCAGAATGGATACTGGCCCGCCTATCAAGCAAGCAATGGATGGTTGATGACGTAATTCAGCCGATCCGCCTTGGGCTTGAAGGTGGCGGGATGGAGAAAGAAGCGGCTCGAAAACTCGTACAAAAGTTTGTCGAGGACCGGCCACTAACTCTTTCCGTTCTGACGGCGCAGGCCGTTTTGATGATGGCTTTGTATGGCGATCCGGACGATCAGCCGGGGGAGCTGGACGCGGGCGAGGGGAAGACGACCCAGACCCGCTCCCGCGTGGGAAATGGAAATTCCACCGATATTACCAGTGGGCAGGAGTAATCCACCGCGACGTTGGGAAAATGACGCTGTGGGAGTTTTCGTGCGCCATCGAAGGCCATCAAGCTTTCAATCGTGGCGATGAAAAAGCCGCGCCTGAGATAAGCAACGACACTTTGGCAGAGCTTGGAATTGAGGGCTTCTAATGGCAACGGACGTTGAACGGCTCATCGTGTCTCTTGAGGCCCGCACCAAGGCTTTCGAGAATGCCCTGAACCGGGCAAACGGAACAGCCAATAAGCGAGCGCGCCAGATTGAGAAGCGTTTTGCGGATATGAACAAAAACATATCTGCTACGTTTTCTAATTCGCTCAAGAACGCAACGGCGCTCGCGGGTGTTGGCCTAAGCGCACGTGAAGTCATTCAGTACGCCGATGCTTGGACGCAGGCAGGCAACATGATCCGGGCAGCGGCGGCTTCGGCTGGCGTTCAGGTGCGCACCCTCGAACAATTGAACGCGGGCGCTAACGATGCTCGCGTAAGCCTGACAGACTATGCCGATCTGTACGCTAGGCTCATTCGTTCCGCGTCCGGTGTTGCTAAATCTGAAGAAGAAATCGCACTCGCGACCAACCTTGTATCCAAGGCGTTCAAAGCGGGCGGCGCATCCGCGCAAGAACAGGCAGCGGGCATTCTTCAGCTTGGTCAAGCGCTCGGTTCTGGCGTCCTCCAAGGTGACGAACTTCGCTCCATTCGCGAAAATGCGCCTATCGTTGCAAAGGCAATCGCGGACGAGTTCAAGGTTTCCATCTCGGGCCTTAAGCAGCTCGGCGCAGATGGAAAGCTAACGTCGGATCGTGTTTTTCGCGCAATCATCAATGCACAGAAGGGCATAGAAGAGCAGTTTCGTGCGACTAACGCCACGATTGGCGATAGCTTCACCAAGCTTGCTAACAATCTGACGCAGTACATCGGGCAGGCAAACGAAGCCTACGGCATCACCGCAACTGTTGGCGGGATCGTGAATGCTCTTGCTGATAATATCGGCTTGGTGGCGAACTCAGCAGCCGCTGCCGCCGTTGTCCTACTGTCTCAGTATGTCCCAGCAATGGCGCGAGTTGCTGTCGCTGGCGCGGCTATGGTTGCGACAAACCCATTCCTGTTGCTTGCTGCTGGAATTGGCGCCGCCACCTTCGCGATTTCGGCTTTTGGCGACCAGATACAGCCAATTGCTGGCGAAATGGCTAATCTTCAGGATTATGCTGCTGTAGCATGGGATGCCCTGAAGCAAGGCGCTATGGATGTCGCGTCACTGGTGCGCGATGACTTTCTATCTGCGATCAACCTGATTTCCGAGGCACTGTCTGGAACGAAGGTAACTTGGGAAGATGTTTGGAACACAGCAAAAGGCGTTGCCAATAATATAATCGGGGCGATTGGCTTCCTTTATGATGCGACCGTTATCACATTCACGAAGCTTCCCGGCGCTGTAGCGGAAGCGGTTATCAACGCCATGAACTCGATGATCGCCGGGATAGAGGCCGGTCTTCAGAAGGCGTTGAACGGGATTAATGCTGTTTCAGCCGCACTGAATAAGCTGGATAGCTTCGTAGGTGTCGCGCCGACGCTGCCGGAAAACCTGACTGTTGAACTTGGTCGCTTGGATAACAAGTACGCAGGCGCGGGTAAGGAGGCTGGCGATGCTTACGGCGCGGCCCTTCAGAAAGCTGCCGAAGACCATCTTGGCAAAATTGGCGAAGCGTGGCGAGAACAGGCTAACGCTCGTGCACGTCAACGGACTGCCGATGCAAAGGACCAAGACCTTATCGCGCCAAACAGGACGGCAAACACGGCTGGGTTTGGTGGTGGTTCGGGCGCATCAGCAGACGGCGATGGAGGCAAGAAAAAGAGAGGGCGCAAGGAACGCCAGAATGAGCTTCAGCGCGAGATAGAGCAGATAAAGGAGCGGACAGCTACGCTTCAGGCCGAAACCGCAGCGCAAGCTCAGATTAACCCGCTGATTGATGATTACGATTACGCAATCACGAAGGCGAGGGCCACGCAAGAGCTTTTGAATGCGGCAAAGAAGGCTGGCATTGAGATAACGCCTGCGCTGAAAGAACAAATCAACGGACTGGCTGAAGGTTATGCTCATGCAACTGCTGAGGCTAACAAACTGGCCGAAAGTCAGGAGCAGGCGAGGGAAGCCGCTGACTTCTTCAAGAACAGTATGCTTGACGCCTTCCAGTCAATGGTTCCGACGATTGAAACCGGGAACAAGGCGCTCGATAAGTTCCTGAATACGCTTATTGAAGCCGTCATTCAGGCAACCTTGTTGGGTAAAGGGCCATTGGCCGGTTTGTTTGGCGGCGGAGGACTGTTCAAAGGTGGCGGTCTGCTTGGCGGTGCCATTATTCCCGGCATTCTTCACAGTGGCGGTGTAGCTGGCTCCGATGGGTACGGTCACGGTAGAGCAGTTTCGCCATCAGCCTTTTCCGGCGCAAAGCGCTACCACCGGGGCGGGATTGCCGGTCTACAACCAGGTGAAATACCTGCAATTTTGCAACGTGGCGAGGTTGTCCTTCCGCGCAACTCCAAGATTGGAGGCGGAAGCACGGAAACCATCAACGTCGTTCTCAGGGATGACAGTGGCCGAATGGCCCAGATAGCCGATCAGCGTATTCAGACAGCATCAGGTGCAATTGTTCAGGTTTCGGTGCAGCAAAGCGCCAAGGCTGTTCAATCGAACTTCCCGACTATGTTGGCCGATGCTCAGGCAAGGAAGATGTAATGAGCAAAGAAACCGATGGTCCTGATATTCTTGACGATAGAATACGCAAGGCGGCTGGGGCTATTGTAACCTTGCCGAATTGTCGAACTCCAAGACATCGATCAGGTTCCGAAACATGTCCCTGCCTTTGTCGGAGGTTAGCGTCTCTTTTTGCCGCCTTAATACGGCGGCGGTAATCTCTGCAAAACCTCTGTCGTGTTCTCGTATGGCGTTACAGATCGCATTCAATGCGGCTGTCATGTCGGTGATGTAGTCAGCGTCGTCTTGATGCATTGCCATGGTCTCATTTTTGAACTGCCGTCATATTGATAGATGGCGGTTAAAGTTTCGCTACGAGGGTCATCATGACAATTCTCTGGCCTCGTTCGGTTCTCAAACCGAAGCGCGACCCGTTCAATATTGCCCCGCGTACACTCGCAGGACCTTCCAGTGTATCGGGCGTGACGCAGGTTACGGCTTCGGACGCCGGTATCTGGAAGGCGACGTTCAGCGACATCATTATTCGTCGTGGATCGCCTTCCGTTCTTGCATTTCGGGCTATTGCAAATCTGCTGGAAGGTCGTTTGCGTCCGATCCTGGTTCCTCGCTGTTGCGCTTATCAACCGTTCGATCCTGACGGCAACGGCGCAGCGGATAAGGTGCCTCATTCGGATACAAGCCCGTTCAGTGACGGTGGACTGTACCGCTCCCGATCAATCGATATCCGCCTGACCAGCAACATACCGCTGCGCGGGACGACGGCGAACATATCGCTTGTTACGGCAGGCCAATTGCAGCCGGGGATGGATTTCTCCATCGGAGAGCGGATGTACCGTATTCGGACAGTTCAGATGACGGGCGAGAATACGGCGACAATCACATTCCGTCCTCCGGCCCGCGAGGCAGCGCCAGCCGGAAGCGAACTGGAGTTCGATTATCCAGTGTGCCGGATGCGATTGGCCTCCGATAGTGAAATGGACCTCGACCTTGATCTGATTTCGCAGTGGTCATTCCCGACAGTGAATTTCGTGGAAGATGTCTGATGGCTTTCTTTGATCCGACGCAACTGGCCGAGTTCGCCAAACATGAAGTTAGGCTGGATTTCCTTGTCGAGTTCCGCTTTGCGTCCGAGACAATGCGTGTCTGGAATGGGAATACGGCGCTGGAAACTGGCGGCAACCGCTATGAACCGATGTATGGCTATGGCTCGATTGACGGCATCGGCATGGCTTCGACCACTGCCGCGCAGAATGTCACGTTCCAGCTTTCAGGCTTGCCGGATGCGACACTGAACTTTCTCGCTATGGCACTTGATGCAAATGATGAGGTAGATCAGCGCATTGTCGTTATCTCGATCCAGCTTTTCGATGAGGAATGGCAGCCACTGGGCGGTCCCGCGCCGATTTGGTGGGGCTTCATGCAGCCGCCACGCATCAGCCGCACCGAAATGCAGGGTACAGAAGGGGCAATTCAGTCGATCAGCATGACGGCAGAAAACGCATTCTTCAACCGGTCACGACCTGCTTATGGCCGCTATACCGACCGAGACCAACAGCGCCGTTCACCCGGTGACAAATTCTGTCAGTTCATCGGTTCGCTGCTCTTCAAGAGCTTTAAATACCCGGATTACTGATCCCATGAACATTGCCGAGTTTGTAACTGCCGAGGCGCAAAAGCCTTTCCGGTGGGGAGAGACTGATTGTGTTTCGACCGTGGACCGCTGGATACGGTCATGCACTGGCCGCTCGCCGCTCGCTTGGGTTGATCGCGAGTATTCGGACGCTGAGGGGGCGGCATCGGTCTTGTCAGACCGTGGCGGGCTGGCTGTGCTGGTCAACCGGGCAATGCGCTCACAGGGGTTCATTAAGACCGGCCAGCCTGTGACCGGCGATGTCGGTTTGATCATCCATAACGGCAAACTGTGCATGGCGATCCATGTAGGCGATTGCTGGTTCTCGCACGATGAGCAGGGCTTCGTCGGAGCACCGCTCAATTCTGTCTGGAAGGCTTGGAGATTGTAATGGCCGTAGCTCTTTCAGGCATCATTGCATCCGTGGTTGGCGCAGGCGCGCTTGGCGCTGCCCTGCAGACAGGTCTTGCCCTCATCACGCTTGCCGCCGGTACGACGCTCGGCAGTCTGGCTATCGGGCTCGGTATTTCTTATCTGGCATCGTCGCTGTTTCGTCCAAAGCAGCCCAAGCCGGAAGATGTGCAGCAGCAGGTTCGCCAGCCTACGCCGCCCCGCATTCGCCACTATGGCCGCGTGAAAACTTCCGGTGCCTGGATATTCGCCGAAACCCAGAGCGGCGGCTTCTTCAAGGTTCTTGCCTTGGGGCAAGGCCCATTCGATGGGATTGAAGAGTATTGGCTTGACGATCAGAAGATCGATTTGCTGCCGGATGGCTCACCGACGCCGCCGAGCAAATGGCGCGAAGGAACGACGGGAAATCCGCTCTTGCGCATTCAGTCGCGCCTCGGTGCGCCTGTCGAGACGGCATACAGCGAATTGACATCGAAGTTCCCTCAGTGGACGGCTGCGCACCGTGGCGACGGAATAGCATCGTTGCTCGCCTGCCAATATGCAGTCGGTGACGAGTATTATCTAAGCCTCTTCCCGAACGGCGTGAACACGAACTATCGCGTCGTGGCCCGCACGTCACTCGTCAAAAACCCGGTCACGGGTGCAGTCGCTTGGAACGATAACGCTGCCGCAGTGATCCGGGATTACATGACCCATAAGGACGGCATGCGCCTTCCAGAAAGCCTCGTTTCAACGCCGCTTGCTCAGGCTGGTTGGGTTGCAGCGTACAACCGCGCCGCCGAAGCAATTCCTATTGCTGTTGGCGGTACTGAACCTCGCTATCGTCTCTGGGGTTCATACAGCCTTGATGAGCGTCCGGCTGACGTATTAGGCCGAATGCTGGGTTGTTGCGATGGCAGGCTGGTCCCGACGCCAGACGGTGGCCTTACGCTTGATATCGGGGCATGGTCCGAGCCAACAGTCGTACTGACCGCTGACGCGATCACCGGCTTCAGCGATGTTGGCCGTGGCCGCGACGTGATGACGACGGCCAATACCATCCGGGCAACGTTCCTCGATCCGAACCAAGACTATCAGGCATCCGATGCCGATCCTTGGGCAGACGAAGACGATGTGTCGGTACGCGGCGAAGAAGCCAGAGACGTTCAGTTCAATATGGCACCGTCACACAGCCAAGCCAGACGACTGATGAAGCTCGAATGGTTCCGAGCAAACCCGAATTGGGTAGGGACTTTCAATACGAACCTGATGGGTCTTGCTGCATTCGGTGAGCGGCTGATCCGCATTCAATACCCGCTATTCGGCATCAACAGTGTGTTTGAAGTGCTCGATTTCAAGTTCATTCTTGGTGAAGGCGGCATCCTGCAAGGTGCGACTATTCAGGTTCAATCTATGCCTCAGTCGGCATACCAGTGGGATACGTCGCAGGAAGGGACTGCGCCGGTGTCAGATGAAACAACGTCAGACGATGACTTGCCCGTACCAGACGCTCCGGACGTGACCATTATTTCCGGCCCAGCGGCAGAATTGAGTTTTCCACCCACTGGCAATCCGTTGCTTAACTACATGGTCCGCTGGAAGAAAACCGCTGATAGCGAATGGCGTGTAGCTGGGCCACTCGAAAACGACGCAGAGAGCTTTGAAACGCCTACGCTTTCCGCATTAACTGAATACGAGTTCCAACTGGCTGTCCGTACACAGAAGGGCCGTATCGGCGCTTATTCGGACAGCACAATCAAAACGACGCCCTGACCAACCCGAAACTTGAGAAATTCACACCCTGCCTTGGCGGGGAGTTTTGCTATGGAGCATCCGCATGACCGTTCGCACGATTGACGAGATTTTCCGCGATTTCGTTACCGATGGCGTTCCCGCGTCCGGCCCGTTCAATCCGCATAAGCCAGATATCCGCGACACGTTGAAGGCGCTGACCGAGGGGGGCGAGACTTTCCCCGACAATCGCGTCATTCGACTGAACAACGCGAATGAAGGCACAGAAAATAATATCGTTGTGACGGCTTCTGTCGCCATTCCAGCGGCGGCATATCAGGTGCTCTATATCCTGAATGTCACACAGGAAAACACTGGTCCGGTGACAGTATCAGGCGCGATCAATCGCGATCTGGTTACGAACATCAATCAGCCCATAGCGCCGGGTTATCTTATCCCTGGGATGGCGTTGCTCTGCATTGATACCGGAACAGAATTGCGGCTGCTGTCTTACGGCGATGCCGAAGCAATCCTCGCTGCTGCTGAAGACGCCGCCGCACGGGCCGAGGCTGCCGCCGCTGGGCTTAATCTGCCATCAACTGGAACGGGTGATAAGGGCAAGGCACTCCTCGTTAACTCTGACGCTACCGGCTATACCCTTGGTTTCGTAGAAATAACAGTTGATACCCGCTCCGATCTCAAGGCGCTGCCTGTCTTCTTCAAAACAGCCTATCTACTCGAAGCGGGACGCGAAGGCACGTTCGTTCTGAAGGCCGGTTCGCCACCCGTAGCGGACACGCAGGAAGGCGTCTACGTAGTCAGCAACACAGCTGGATATTATTGGGAGCGTGTCTATGTCGGCGCGGCATCGGCTAAGTGGTTCGGCGCAAAGGGGGATGGGGTTACAAACGATACTACGGCCATCCAAGCCTCGCTTGATGTGTGCGGCAACGTCATACTACCATACACGTCAGAGGGCTATCTAGCTGGCGGCATCAATCTTACGAGCGGCATGAGCCTGCGCGGGGAAGATGGCAAATACTCCGGGCCAGATAGCACAATCTTCGCGCCTCGCAAGTCTTGCATCAAGATTGCCGCTGCGAGTGCATATGGCGTAAAAATTAACAGCTTCATCGCTGGCAATTACACGCGGCTGGGAAATATCCAGTTTGATGGAGGTACAACTTCAGCCACAGCCGTTAGGTTGGGCCTAGCAACACTGACCGTCTATGGTGTCCGATTGAATGATATTTCGTTCATTCGTTGCGTTGAGGCCATCGGGGACGAAGTACCGAAAGATAGCACTACATGGGTGCATGATCTCGAAGTGCGTGGGATGTATTCGGGTCTCACGAGGGGTCGGCAAATTTATCTCCGCCAATCGAATGGATTTATTCTTTTCCGCGATGTTAAGATTGAAAACACGCACAACGCAGCACAGGTTACATGGGAAACGGCTCGCTTTGACAATATTGCTGGACTGGAACTTGATCGTTTTGATATTATAGGTTCAGGGCCATTCCCGATGACCTACAACCCATCAGTAATATCTCTTGTTATTTCTGGTGGACCCGGGCTCGACGCATCCGTGTGGCTCAATCGAGTTCTCGTCGATAGCACTTGTGGACAAGGTATCGTGATTTCTGGCGTGTACAATGTTGTCAGTGAGGCGACGGGAGTCCACCTAACCTTTGGTGCAAGCTTGTCTCTCATAAACGTTACAAAATCTCGGTTTAGTAAAACTAGCGTGTTCGGGGCAAAGGGTATGACTAATGCGCCCGCCAGTGCTGAGGGGATTAGACTTGATGGATCGAGTGATTGTCAGTTTAGCGAAACATACGTCGAGAACTGCACCGGCAACGGAATTACCCTGAACAACAGCCTTCGAAACAGCTTCCACCAAACGACAACGAGAGACAACACTGGAACTGGTTTTTACGAGGCCGGAACGTCTGATCGCAACATCAATGCTGGTCTGTATTCTTTCGGCAATGCGACGGGATCACTTATCCAAGTAGGTGCGAGTTCAGCAACGGTTAATTGGGTTCCGAACAGCGGCGGCTTTGTCGCTAGCACACTTGGTGCGGTAACTATCGCCTAAAGGCAACAGAGATGCAGATTGTAAAGGCAGAGCCAGATTGCTATAGGTCTGGCTCATTTTAGTATCATGGATTGTGTCAAGTGCTGGATCATATAACCATCTTTCTTCCGATCGCTTACCGTGGCGGCTCCCTGAGGGTCACAAAAACTATCGCTAAAATGATCCGAGTTGGTAGCAATTATAATTGCGGTGTTCGGATTGCGGTCTTGGAAGGGGCGTACGACCTCCTTTCGGAGTTCAACGATGTCTATAAATTAGGTGTTGATGTTCGCGAGTTCAGTTGGAGCGATGCTACCGCCGAAGAGGTAAACTTCTCGAACTTTATTCAAGGGCGCCAGAGAAAGCTAAATCACGAAAAATATTATCTGCCAAATGACGGCGTAGATAATTTCATGAAATCGGACTTGTGGTTTATTGTTTCTGATCGACTTACAAAGCCGATAGCGCCAGTTCGACCGTATGTAGTTTTTGCGACAGACTATATCCAGCGCTATGTACCCGGCATCTTTCCAAAGGAGGGGTGGGGCACTATAGATATGTCGTTTTTATATACTGTCAGAGACGCAGATGCTATCGTTACCACAACCCCTCAGACGAAGAAGGATACCGTTTCGTTTGTCGGCGTCCCTGCGTCAAAAGTTCATCTGGCACCGATGGATTTTGATCCAACTGCCTTCCCTGAAGTCGATTACACCAACCTCAAACCGCAAGATCATATCATTTGGCCGACTAATCCTACACCTCATAAAAACCATGTGCGAGCGTTCGAAGCGCTAGAGAGATATTATGGGCGTTTAGGCGGCAGTCTTAAGATTAAGATTGTCGGTCCAAACACTGGATGGCTGGATCCGAAGCAGGAGTTGCCGGACTGGCTCAGCGGCAATAAACACATCACAGACGCCCGAAAAGTATTAGAAACTCACAAGGACCTGTCCGACATGGTCGAATTCTTGGGCGAAGTGTCAGATGACCAGTATGCTTCCTTGGTATCAAGCGCCGAATTTATGTGGCATCCGACATTAATAGATAATGGCACTTTTGCGGTAGCAGAGGCTGCGTGGTTTAAATGCCCATCATTATCCAGCGGATACCCTCAGATGAGGTATATTGGCGAACGCTTCTCGATCCCTATGAAGTTCTTCAATGCAAGTTCTGTGAAAGAGATGTCAGAAGCTCTGCGTGACATGGAGAAAGATGTCGATATCTGGCGGAGTGGCCTTCCATCGCAGCAGAGCCTCTCTAGGCACACGTGGGAACATTATTCAAAAGAATACTGGAATATGCTTCAAGGAATAGCAGCATGAAGAATTTGGGCATTATTCTAGGTTTCACCCCCCGTGAACTCGTCCCACACGAGGGAATTGCAAGGCTTATTGGCTTCGTCGTCAGGGGGGCCGTCAATTCTCCAGAGGTATCGGTCACGATCGCTGGGCCAGCTTGGCTTCGCAAAGAAATAAAGTATTTGCTTGAAGATGCGGGAATAGACCCTCAAAAAGTCGATTTAGTCACCACGAGCGGAGAACCATTTCTGATCCGGTTCTGGAGATTGTCTCAGCGATTTAAACGAAAGGCTAGGCCAACTGTTCGTAGGAACAGGTTAATGGGATTGTTGACACGAGTACTTAGCTACATTGTTGCTTGGCTTTCAAGTGCTTCGATCTTCACTTTTCTAGCTGGTGGAGTTGTTTTTGCTTTGCTTGCAATAGTTTTCGCGATCCCCGTCTTGATTGGAGGAACAGCGGTTGCGGCATTCTTGATTTATCGGCGGTTCTCTCCCCGCATAAAAAGTAGCAAACTCTACAAGGTGCGTAAGTGGCTTTCGGCCAAGATAGGGTATGTTATCAGCACCGTAGGACCGCTGGACAAAGTTAGGTCGGCTGAACTGGACCGTTTGGTTAAAAAGCTAAACAAACGGCGAGATATAGATGTCTGGTATGTTCCTTCCATGTTTTGGCCGGAAGTAAGTAACCTACAGGGCAAGGTTCTCATGGCTGCTCCAGACATTGTCTTTTATGAGCACCCGGCTCAATTTTTATCGCCTGGTGATGAAAGAATGCTCGGACGCATGACGAAGAGCATTGCAGCCGCTGATCACCTTATCTGCTATAGCGACTATGTTAAGCAAAATCATATCGTTAAACACCATAACGTACCGTCAGATCGCGTGCATGTCATACGGCACGGTTACGTTGATACTGCATCGATTGAGAAAGGCGACGGTTCCAAGGAAAGCGCTCTTGAAGTGTTGCATAAGTATATTGATGACAAGAACAATGATTTGCCCGAGTACCTGCGTGGTTTTAGGTTTGATGATGTAGATTTTCTGTTTTATTCATCGCAAGTCCGGCCCCACAAAAATATTGAAAGCTTGATTGTTGTATTTGAGCGACTTCTAAGGGAGCACTACAGGCCCATTAAGTTGGTGCTGACTGGAAGGGTTCTAGGCAATCCGCGGCTCAAACATATTATCGATACGTATGGTTTAGGCAGAGACGTGATATCGCTACCATCTATACCGAACCACGTTCTGGCAGCGCTGTATAGGCTGGCGACCGTTTCTGTCACGCCAACTCAATTTGAAGGTGGCTTTCCATTTACCTTCTCAGAGGCATACTCAGTCGGAACGCCTTCGGTAATGAGCCGTATTCCGGTGGTAGAAGAGTTAATAGACGATAAAAACTTGCTGGAGAAAATGACCTTTAACCCGCACAATAAGCGGGAGATGTTGGATCGAATTTTGTGGGCTTTGGACAACAGAGAAGAGCTTATAGCGTTGCAGAAGCCGCTATTCGATAAGTTCAGCGCTCGATCTTGGGACCTTGTCGCAAACGAGTATGTTGATTTGGCCGTCAATATCGCGTCTGGTCAAATGAACGGAATTGAAGATCGATCAAGGTAGGAGGGCTTTATGTCTCGTGATGAGGACTATTCGCAACTGTTCCGATTGCAGTATGAGATGATTGATCGTCTCAAAGGCGAAACAGCCGCCTTACAGATGCTCTTGAAGGGTGTGATTGCGGAAATTGCTTCGATTGAAAACGGCAAGGAACTTGTCGCCAATGCATTCGAAAGCGCTATGGACGCCACAATCCCATTGTCGCACGATCCTACCAAAACGACAGCATTTGGAACGCGAGCTATTGGCCTTCTGGACCAGTGGCGTAACGAGCTGAACGTTTAGAATTTATCACACCGTCGACTGACCAAGCCGCCCACTGAGGCGGCTTTTTCTTTGCCGAGGAAAAGAAGCGACCCCAGTAAGGTTTCAGTGAACTGGGGCCGGAGCGCCTTGGGAAACCAAGCTGAAAGCAATGATAAGCGCCCGGTCTCACATTAAAGGCGCGATTGTTAACATTTTAATTCGTGCCCAAAAAAAACCTCGGAGCTGGGAAGGTCGCCTATGGGTATGGGCATAGGGCGCGCGTAATTGCGCGTCTTGCGCAAAAGAAAAACCTCGGTCTAGCCGGGGTTGCGTCAGAAGGATTTCGCTAGGCCTGCCTGCTTCAATGATGCGTTCGCTGTGTACTTGGATAGCGAACCCTTATCGACAGTGAAGTTTCGATTGCTGATAGGGCTATACCATATCTCATGATCTCCCTTACCGGGACGGACGTATTTGCAGCCATTGGCTTTCAATATGTCCGTGAGTTCCCGGTAAAAGCCCTTAACCATTAGTGAGCGGCAACGGCATGCATGCTAAAGGTTGATTGAACGCATACTTCAAGAAGGTCGGACATTTCGTCCTTCTTGTTCAGCAGATGTGCATTATCTTCCAGAAGCTCGGGGGCAACAGCCACCACACGCTTCACAAGGTCATCAATGGTCTTCGCTTCAGAAACGAGGCCGGGAATATCATCACTGGTTGCGACCCATACGCCCGCTTCCTCATCCCATTGAGCAACGACGAGATATTTTCTCATGCTCATACCCCTTTTTCTCCCGTGCTGATCGTTAAGCACGATTGTTCGCAATATGCAAGACGCACAACGAACTCGGAGCAATTTTGCTCCATGACAATAAAATAAGTGTGAAAGCTAGAAACGGCAATCGCACGAATAATTAACAATCCGTCATAAAACAAGGAAACGAACATGACACGACGCATCAACGCGGCGGGGCTTTCGCTTGTCAAGCAGTGGGAAGGCCTGAAAACGACGGCATATCGAGACGTAGCCGGAGTTCTGACTATCGGTTACGGCCATACGAGTGCGGCTGGATCGCCCAAGGTAACGCCGGGCATGGCTATCGGTGACAAGGAAGCCGAGCTCATCCTGAAGTCCGATCTGGCGAAGTTTGAGGCGAGGGTGGAGCGTTTGGTGAAGGTTCCGCTGACCGACAATCAGTTCGCCGCGCTCGTTTCGTTCGATTTCAACACCGGGGCGCTGGACAAGTCCACGCTGCTGAAGAAGCTGAACAAGGGCGATTATGCCGCTGTCCCGGTCGAACTCATGAAGTGGGTGAATGCTGGCGGCAAGAAGGTGCAGGGCCTTGTCAATCGCCGGGCCGCTGAAGCTGGTCTCTGGGCGAAAGGCGATTTCGTATCGTCCAACTACGTTCCAGCGAAGACGGCAGCCAATAAGACTGATGTCGCCACGATTAGCGGTGCCGGTGCTGCTGGTGCGGCGGCAACGGTCGGCCCTGTCATTCCTGAAATTGTTAGCACCATCTCCAATCAGCAGGACGAATTGTCTAGCGGTCAGTGGGTACGTGTGGCGATTGCCGCTGTGATTGTCGCCCTTACCCTCTGGGGCATCTGGCGGAAGACGCGCTCATGATCTGGGCGCTCATTCCCACATGGCTGAAATACTCGCTCGCTGCCCTTGTGGCGGCGTTTCTGCTTCTGGCGGGTGGATATGCTGCCGGAACCATCAAAGAGCGCCAGCGGGCCGCATTGGCGGCGGCAGAGGCCACAGCCAAGGCAATCCAGAAAAGGGCGAACATCGATGAAAAGATTATCGGTATGGATGCTATTGCTCTCTGCAATGAGCTTGGCGGCTTGCCAGAGCAATGCAACGAACTGCGCGGGTTGGAAGGCGATCAGCCTTAAACCGGCGACGGCTGTCTATCTCGCAGGAAACGATACACTGGCGGGTCAGGGTATCGCTTCTCACAATGCATATGGGAAATCGCGGGGCTGCTGGTGATGGAGGGCAATCCCATAGGCGACCGTCAGGTGATGGGTATGAACATCGATATGAAAATGACTATCGGCAACGTCATCACAATCGGGGTTGTCGTGGTCGGCATTACCGGCAGTTATTACGCGGTGAAGGGCGGTGTAGATCAGAGCAAGATCGATATCACCAAACTTGAAACCCGCATTGAACGGCTGGAAACCCAGAATGGTGATGTGCGGGATCGCATGACCCGCATGGAAGTCACCTTGCAGAATATGGCGATCAATCTGGATCGGGTTGCCCGGTTCGTTGAC